CAACACATTCAAGGAAACACTCTTTTCGGTGAGGCGCTAATGGCGAAGAAAGTTTCTTTTGGGCCGAGAAAAGTGGCGACCGCTGGTGCGCGAGCAGTAATGACGGCGAACGGGGTTCGATTCGTCAACGCGGGGCCATACAATCCGGTGACTCACTTTGCGGGTTCTGGTGTTTCACCCACGACCGCACGCGGAAATGCAGGCAAGTTTTCTGAGTACATCATCTTGTGGAACTACGTCGGCGGTGAACGCAAAACTTTTGTTCGGCACTTAGAGTGGGAGCACATCATTGTTGCTCGGAGGCCACAATGAAGATTTACAGCACAAACTACGTTCTCGTGTTTCGAGCAACGCACCCCACGCGAATAAAAATCAAGGATTTACCCGTCCAGGTGAAGTTGACGAACAAAACTGCGCCGTATTTAACCGGAACGGTCATATCAGGACCACAGCACATTTTTTCAGCAAAAAAGTCGGACAGTCAGGGATGAGGCATACGCGATGATTTCGGAAGGTTTTACTGAGCGGTTGTTCACTGACCATTGGCTTGCACACTCTCCCTCTTTCTCAGAGGTCATCATTAACGCTGTGAGGCCGAGAAATAACCCTTCCCCCTCCCCACTTACCTATGACGAGTTCCAAGCGATTCTAGGTAGCATTACGGGCAACGTAGCGGCTGCTTATGACAAGACCCTGTTCGATATGTTGACGAGAGCATCCTCCCCGCAACTTTTCGCCAATAAGCCGGTCACATTCCAGTTTGCTGTGAAACCGCCCAAAGAAAGTTTCTACCCGAACTTTCCCACTAAGCCGTCTCCCAAGGGTGCGATCATCCAGCACACCGCCATTGACGAATGGGACCGCATTACCGAAGAAGCCGCCAAGAACTTGATTGCTCCCAATCCCCGCCCACTTGCAGAAATCTTTGAGCAGGAAGCGATTGCCAGCGTCACCAAGGCCAACCCCACTGCCACTTCCATTGCCAGAAAAATATTCAGAAAAAATAATCGCCAAAAATAGCCTGCGATTCCTTACCCCGTCGCCCCCATGCTCAGGGTTCGTGTGTGTCAGGTTTTGGCGGAAGCAGTGTGCCGTGCTCGATGTGGTGCAGGGGCGGAATGTATGTGTGCCGGTCTTCTTCGGCCCATCCACTCGATTTCATGTCATTGCGCGTGATTGTGTGATGCGTGCATGTACTCGCGTTGTGTCTAGATCGCAATGAGTACACAGATTTTTAATGGCATACATATATGCCAATGGTTATGAGTCTTTCAAAAACTCATCATCCACAATCTCAGCATCCACAATGTAAGAATCGTTCTCATATGCAGTGCTTTCTAAGGCGCGCCTAATAGGGGCATCTGGTACAGGCTTTCCTACCTCCACTTGTTCCAAGTATGTGACGGCTTCTTGGGAAGAAGGGTCTACGCCCAGGCTTTGCATCATTGCTTTAACAAAGTCTTGCTCTGTACCTTGGATAACTTGAACGCCGTTGTTCTGCACTGTAATCCCGAAGTGTTGGTGTAGTTCGTTGACTGTCTCTTCACCCACGCCCAAGATTCGATATTTCATATCCATGATTCGCATGAGCCGGTCGATCTGAGAAAGATCACCACTTGCACGTAGTTTGTCAGTGCAACGCATCATGTACTCATCGAGTCGTTGTAGATCAAGCAGCACAACATCCTTTGCCGCTTCCCATTCTTGCTTGCGGAGGTAGTTGTCAATCGCGTTCTTTACTGCGCCTGCCGAGGAATAGGTTCCAGACATTGCATCCGCGATCTTCTGGTAACTGATACCGGCTTTGCGAAGTTCCAGTGCTTTGATTGCGTTTTCTCTGGCTTCGATTGCTTGCTTGCGTCGTTGGGCGATTTGGTTGGCCGTGTACTCTCGCTTCTTTTTCTTCAACCGCAGTTGCTTGGCAGTGAGTTTCTTTGCGGGAGGCTTACGAATCACTACCTTTCCGGCAAAGGGTCCACTATCGGGGATGAAGGATTCCCTCTTGCGGCGTGCTTCCTCTTCATTTATCTGTGCGAGTGCATCCTCAACACTGATTCCACGTTTGCGTGCAAGAACTTTACTGAGCCGGTGCTTGGATGCTTCAGAAAGCGGGTGAAAGACTTGCTGTTCCACTTCAGGAACAATGCCGGTAGTAGAGGTCAGTCGTGTGTTATTTCCTGGGAACTCTGAGGCTGTGTTGGATGCGGGGGAGGTTTTAAGGTGATCTACGCTCATAATGTCAGTCTCCTTCGGAAAAACGCTTCTGTCCTCTTGGGTAGGGAGCGTACACGAAAACGCTTTTGAAAATATGCGGCATGTACTATCCGCGTGTCAAGAGGTATTTCTTCTTTTCTTTTTCTTGCTCTTCTACCTATGCCTGACCCCTATGTGTCTCTCTATGTGTAGGACCGATAGAGCATCCCTTTGACCTTTCCGCCGATTTTTGAAAATGGGCATGGTGCGCCCATCAGTGGCAAGAGATTTATCTTGACTTTTTGCTATGGGCTGGGCGGCTGACGCTTCTGGGCGGGGCGCTCCCTCTTGCGCGATTTACTTTCATGTGTAAAGATCACTCAACTTTGTTTCTCAAACGGCTTTAAGAAAGGGAGTGAATCGTCATGGCAACCAACACTCGTACCGAAGTGAACCCTCTCGCCCAGAAGTATTTCTGCGATGTTCACGACCTTTGGACCCTGACCGGCGAGGATTGCTTGTTCTGTCAGGGACTTGAAGCGATGCCCGTTGCCCCGCGACCGTTGCAAACGGCAAGTCGCTAAAACGCAAACTGAGGGTTAAGTCTCCTGTGGGCTAGCCAAGGTATGTACCTTCCAAGGTTCATCCGCTTGCGGCCCGTTCTAGGGGCTGCAAAGGTAGTTCTGTTCTACCCATCCCAAGTGGCGAACCCTTTCATCCTTCCCCTGGATGCAGAAAAGTCCCCGTACCGTGTTAGTGGCGGCGCGGGGACTTTTCCGTTTTTGGGCTAGACGATTGCTTCCATTCCCAATGTTGCAGGGTCGGCGGCGATGACTCGACCGCTGTAATCATTCAACACTTCGTAGCCCATGCTCTTCAATCGGTTCGCTACCGAGTTCTGCGCTTCCTGCGGGTCGTCCACCGGCACGCAAATGTCCACTGCTATCCAAGTCTTTCCATCCACTTTTTTCATCCCCTGACTCGATGCGATTTCTTTTCACACGATTCGCCCAATAGGAGGCAACAGCGGATTGGAGCATTTCTTCCCATTGTTGACCCGAGAGAGTGAATGGCCGTTTTTGTTCTTTCGTCATTACACTCACGCCCCTCCCCTTTCCTCTAACTCACCCAAAAGCCCTAGAACGGGGTCTAGGAGCGATTGGGCGGCTAGACGGTTACGCAACTACCCAGAAAGGGCGCTCGCGTCTGATTTATGGCTTACTTGCCCGGCTTCTTGTACGGGAGCACCTTCACCGGAAGTGCGTACCCTTCAAGCCAGTCAGACCAGCCAAGGTACTTCATGTTCCAACCGCTCGGGCTAGAGAAAAATGGGAGAGCCTGCAACCCAACTTCGTTGATGATCGGGCTGTCGGTCGTCCACACGTAGCCAATCACGTCGGACTGAGTTGCAATGTGGCCGTAGCCAGTTCCATCGTGACGAACCCAGAAGTGAACCGCACCAACCGGCGCTTTCTTCGGGTCAGTGTGACGGTGCTTTGTCGGTGTCGCTTTCCACGCTGCAATCGCAGACGGTTGGAAGTGACCAGCCGGTACTTGCCATGCACGAGTGGCAACAGCAAGACAGTGGTTCAGGATTCCGAAACCGTATGCGGTGTGAACGTGTGTGTCGCGCAACTTTTTGAGCGTGTTGGATACAGCCTGCCCACTCTTTTGCAGTGCCATGATTACCTCAGTTCTTAGGTGTAGTTGTTTTCTTAGCAGTGGTCTTCTTCACGGTGTTCACTGCTTTCTCGGCAACCTGAGCGGCAACGTCCTCAACCGCTTGTTCTTGCTCAACAGTGGTATGCGAGCCAACACCGTATTGACCCGTCAACTTTGTGAACCATGCAGCCGCGTAGGTGAGTGCGCTTCCAAAAACTGGAATGACCCATGCCCAACTTTGCGGAATCACGTTGTCGAGAACGTGCTGGTTCACGATGAAGCCACCAACGCCAATCAGCGCGGCAATCGCTAACAGAATGAAGTGCCGAATCTGTGGACTGTATGAGTCCATCCATCCCTTTGCCTTACTCATAATCATCTACCCTTTCTTCGTGCGCTTCGTCGTTTTCGTCTTCTGTTGTATTGGCGGTGGTGAACCTCTCAACAAAAGTCCAATGCCGTCCCCTTGGGAATAAGTAGTCGAGCGCACGAAACGCTGCCACTGACACGAACCCTATGAGTGCCGCCCATGCGGAGTCTTTCACTCATCCCCTTTCTTCCCCATCGTCCATCCCAAGACGAGCAAGGTATAGCCCAAGTGCGATCACAATAAAACAGCCAGATAACCAAAGTCCGAGGGAATGGAACTCTTGCTCTAAGGCGAAGAGTGTGAAACAGGAAGTCCATGTTCCGAAAGATAGATAAAGACTCCACTTTTCTACCGCAGAGTCAAAGCCCTTTCGCATCAACCACGACACCAGTATAAGTGCCGCACCTGACAATGCCATAAGTCCAATGAGGTTGTCCCAAGGACTCACATGAACGTCAAGAGGAATGTCAATCAGGTCGCCGCCCAAGAACATCAAAGTTATAACGATGTTCGCTAGAAACAGCGAAAAGTGGAAAGGTCGGAACGGGCGTCCGGCAAATGACCACTTCAACACTTCTAGGTTCCTTGTCATTGTAGATTTCTCCTACGCCGCATTACCAATGCGAGCGACTGACAGTTGTGGGGTTTGCGTTCCCAAAACCGGAGTCATTGCAGCGCCAGTGTCTTGCCACATACCAGCCGTGACAAGTTCCCCACCCACTGACTTGAACAATGCAGATGTAGACAGCCAGTGACCGGCTGCGTTGCTCGCCGGAGACATAAGTGCTGACTCACCGATTGCTGTGCCATTAGCAGTGACGTAAAACAAGCGGCGAGTGACAGAAGCAACACTGACTCCTGGCAACTGCACCGTCGCGTTGATCTGGTAGATGCCACCTGGAAGCGGCAACTTGATTGACGCACCACCCGCGTTATACATGCCATATGGGTCATGGATAACGGCATCGAACGTCAAGTTCGTGTTTGTTGTTGTCGGTACTGATTGAGCAATGGCTTGGTAGAGAATGCACGCGGCATTCATTCCACCGTTACCTGCGAGTGGTCCGAGAATAAGCCAACCGTTAGGGGTTGGCCCAACCCACACTGTCTCCCCAACCACGGGAAAGTACGAGGCAAGGTATTTCAGGTAGATAACCGCACCGTCAACTGATACGGGAATCTTCCTGTTGGTCTGAACGTCCGTTGCGGTGAACGTTTGAACAACACCCTGCTTCATGTTGTATTGCCGTGGCGTATTTGCTTTCTTGACCACCTTGGCGATCTTGCGAATATTCTGCTGAGTCATCAGACCGCCCTCGCCGTTCCGGTCATCTGACCAGTCATCAGCGGCACTTCAAGCGTCTGGATTTGGAACAACTGTCCACCGTCAACAACACCGGCGCGCGACACAAAGATCAAGTCGCCACCGTCGTGTGCGGGGTTAACAATCATGTCCCACGTAATCCCTTCGGACTGACCAGTTTCCTCTTTCAGTAGCAGAGTAGCGGCTGTGTTCATTCCACCGATAGTCATTTCGGCTGGCATATCCACAAACTTTGGAGCCTTACCGAACTTGCCAAGGTAATACGTGGGTGAAGTGGGGTCAGTGTCCCAGATAGTCAAGATCAGTGGGGCGAGCAAATCGGTGTGTGACGAAGAAGCAATGATGCCGTTGAAAGTGGTCGAGGTATCCCATACACGGTTAATGCGATTGAGTACCGCATCTGCACCGTCTTGGTACAAGTAGTTTGTCGTTCTGTTTGTTACTTGCTTGCTTCTCAACCGCAAAACGCCTGTTGCGTCAAAGTAAAGGTAGTAGCCAGCATTCCACGCGAGGTTGTAAAGGTCACTCCACGCATTTGCTGATGAACCTGCTTCGAATGTCAACTGGTTAATGAGACGACCAGTTTTGTCGAGGTTATTAGGACATGAGGGCCAACGGTTCAACACGGCATTAAGAATCGTGTCTTCTAGTGCAGACGGTCCTGCAAGAGTTTGGAACGGTACTGCCCAAGGGTTCCGAGAGATATACCACGAGCGGTCAATGCCGGTGATGGTTACCGTCACTCCGGCTGCTGTCTCTTCTACCTCAGAAGTTTGAATGACAAAAACTCCCATTGGTAGCAACTCGACGGTTGAACCATCAAGCCACAGGCCACGCTCAACCTTGATTTCGTTGCCAAACGGTGCAAGTAGTGATGCTGCACTCTTCACCGTCAACTCACCAGACGGGTCTTTGATCGTCATACGCACGGTTCGACGCGCCGCACGAGTTACGTCAATCGAGACACTTCCATCAGAGGGGAACAAAGAGACACCGTTGCATGTGACACGGTTTGCAACGGTGTGACTTTGACGAGCGGCAATAAGAAACTCGGGTGATGGTTCTGTGTTTGTGTTTACAGTTACGCCAGCGTAGGGAGTCCATGCCATTACACTTCCACCCCGCTAAGAGTGGTGATGAAGAACGGCTGTGTACTCGTGCCACCGATTGACTCGGTAATGTCCTTGGGCCAGATTTCGTAAGTGCGACCAAACGGGTCGAGAACGAAAACTGTCTTGCTTGCGGTAAGGCATTTCAACATTCGCTGACGGTCAGACTCGGTGAACGTCTGGAAGTTGAGTGACATATCCACACCACTTTGCCAGTCAGCAGAAACAATGACCGGCTTGTTGAGTCCACTCTGCAAACGACCAATCGGGTAGTACGTCTCAGTTGCACGAGAGCGACCACGCTGAATAGCAGGACCGGCTACATCACATACACCGTATGAGTTAGACCAGTTGCTCGGGTCATGCAGATACCACTTACCGTCATTGGTAACGGTGATGCTAGATACCGGCGACCACTTTGAAACCATAAATACTTGGCTCAGTGCAGCAGGATACGTCGGTGCAGTTGTTGGGTCAGGATAGATGATATCTCGTGCGCGGTAGTACACCGTTGCTGATGAAGCGGCGCGAGGAACCTGACGATCTTGCAATGCTTCGGTAGACGCAGCAACCGTCATTGTCGTTGTATCGCTGTAAACGTTAATCGAGGGGAACGCGTCATTGAGAACATCAGTCCACGTAGCGCCGTCAGTCGAATGTTGAATCTGAGTCACCGTTGTAAACGCGCTAGTGCTGTACGGTGTTCCGATTGTTCCCGCTTGCAAGTTCGGTGCGACGTATGCGTTAAGGCATGACCCACTCTTCATATCCATGCCGAGAGAGTTGTTCGCAAGATGCGAGAATCCCGTTCCCGCTGTTGCAGCGGTTTCAAGTGTCACATCGTAGAAGGCTGTGGTATCGCCAATGGCGAATGTGTTTGGGCTAGTCAAGTTGACTCGCATATAAGCACTACCAGCAGGAATCGTGTATCCGTTAACCACTGATTTTGCTGTCATTGTCGAGTCTGCGGTAACCAAACTTCCAGAACTACTTCCGGTAGAAACCATTGCCGCGTTATATGCAGAAATAGTGATCTGCCACTGTCGGGTTGAGTTTCCTGCAACGTAAGCAAGAATCGCAGAAGCAGAAACAACTTCGCCTGGGGTACACGCAACAACGCCAAGTCCAGCAAACGGTTGACCATACATTGCCCCTGTAAGCCCATTGCCGCCAATCTGAGGGGCTACGTTCGCTGCGGTGTGTGTGACACTAAACCCTCTAGTTGAACCGCTTGGCGATGCCACGGTGGACGTTGCAGCGGCAATCGTTCCAGTGCCACTAAGGAATCGGTACTCTGTCGGGTCTTGCGCGCAGTAGTTAACTCGCAAAGAGTTAATGGAATCAGCAACAATCGTCGGTGTAAGGAATCGAACCTTTTCTGTTGTTGCACCAGAGGCAGAGAAAATCATGTCATCAAAAAGATGAACCTCTGACGCTGCACCAGTGGATTTAACAAACGGCGCGAATCGAGCAAACACAGCAAGGGCAGGAGCAGTAACCAAACCACTGATCTTTGTCCAGCCTGTCGTTGTATCTGCCACACCGACAAAAGTTCCACTGTTGTTGGTCGCGTAAGAAGAACTGATGAGCGTCAAGCCAGAGTTGTACCAGTCAATACGGATATCCGTCTGCCGCGAAGTGACAGCAGTACGGACATACCCCTCAACGTAGTAACTGTTTCCCGCAATGACTGGCTTAACTGGTGTTGCATCACTCGCCGTTGCCATATCACCAGCAGCGGTGGAAGACAGTTGCAGTGAACCAGCGCCAGTACGGAATGTTGTCGTGTTACGAGTCGGCGTGCAGTTTGTAGAAGTTCCCCAACCAGTAACGCCTGTTTCAACACCCGCTTGGTCAACGGTGAGTAGGTTCGCTTCCCACACTGCGAACTGGTCAGAGTAATGCACTTCTGCTGCGCCGCTTGCAGTAAATGAAATGACAAGTTTCATCTGCGTTGTGTTAGCAGGAGCAACTGCGTTTCCACTGATCTTTGTGTAACCACCAGCAACGTCGGAGGCGCTACCACAAGTGACAACACCCAAAGATGTTGCGATTGAGTTGAAGAACTCGATTCCTAGTGTCACCGTTTGGGCAGTTGTGTTTGCACCAAAGAATCCTTCGGCGTAATAGGTTCCGCCTGCGAACGCTGGCATAAACGTAGATGTACTCGCTTTTACTGCGCCCGAAGTAGTGGAAGAAATAGTCATACGCCCTGCGCCGCTGTAAGAGTTAACGCCTGCTCCCAATGTGCAGTTAGTAGTTGCTGTCCAACCACCAGACACATCTAAGAAGGTGTCAACTCGTGCGGCGCTGGCAGCGAGAAGACTTGTTCCATACGCTTGCTGCAATGCAACACGGGCTTTCACCGTGTAAGCACCAGCAGGAGCCGTAGTCGCAACAGACAATGGTTGGAAAATCTGCTGCGCGAAAATCCACTTGCCAAAAGTTTCAGTACCGATGATCGTTCCAGTGTTGTCATACCAAGAGACACCGAGACGAACGGCGCGAGGTTGAGTCACACTCGGCATACGGAACACGGTGGAGATAACGTAGTTTGCTCCGACCGTGAACTTTCCAGCAGAGTTCCCCGTACCCGCCCACAACGCGTCGGCAGCACCAGGAGCGAGCGGCGTTAGTTCCTTGGCATACAAGCCAGAAACAACTTCGGTTGAAGCAGGAAGCAAGCAGTTTGTGTTTGTGTACGAGTCGTTTCCCACAATGCGGTTCAAGTGGTGGTACGTCGTAATGTCCACATACCCGTTTGCCACATTCCACGAAGGCGAGATTGTCGGCGCAGGAAGTGAAATGAAGTTGTTAATGAAAACAGCGGAGAACCACGAAGACCATGTAACACCGTCAGTTCCAGCGGCATAGACAGTGTACGAAACGTTGTCTTCAAGAACAGACGTTGTAGTAGCAGTGAAGATATCGCCTGGGTTAGCAGAGCCGCCGTTCATCTGCACTGCACCAGAGTCCCAAACAGCCAATACGTTTGATGTACTAGGGTTGAACTTTGTGCCGTACACAAGAACATCAGCAGTTTTATAAACTTTAAACCACTGTGTTGAACCAACAGCAGAACCAGTGTTGTTCCATCGAGCAGAAAGAATCGCAGAGTTTCCAGGCGTTACCGTGATGAGGTCAATGGTGGGTGGCGGTGGAGCATCAACTTCTACCCAAACCTCATAGATGAATGGCCGAACAAGAGAAGCAGTTCGCCCAGAGTCATAAACCTGAACTTGCAACGCCGCGATAGAAGCGTTAGTCCACGGGTTACCGGAAGGGTCGAGTGTTTGCCAACCGCTCAGGAACGGAGTGTCAGTAATAGTGTGGCCCTGATCTTCACCGGCCTCACCGCCAAGGTCCATCTTGTTGCTTCCAACCCAAATGGCTACACCGTAAGCGCCACCATTAGTGGCAACTGAGCGCCTTACCCCGACCCGCACACGCGACGGTGACTGAGTAGCAGTGTTCCACTGGATTGCGCCAAGGGTCATGTAGACGGATTGCTGATACGCAAGACGAAACGCAGTGCTGTTAGTGGCGTAAGTGATATTGCCTTCGTAACCCGCAACACCAGCACCAGCGTAAGTAGTACCACCAGCAACGGTGGCGAGGTTCGTTTCACCGTCGCTCGATGCCTGCCATGCACTAGTAGCACCGCCAGCGTATGACTCGACAGCACCGCCAACTGGAACAGCGTAACCAGCAGGCCGTAGTGCGTAAATCGTCGCTGCCATGACTACGCTCCTTGCATTTCAGTGACAAGTCGAGAAAGCATTTCGTCGTGCGCTTGCTTGACTACGGCCTTAACCGATTCGGTGTTGTTCGGGTCAACACCGTGAATAGTAACCGGCGCACTGATCGTAACGTTTGCTCCACGCGAAGCGGTCGGTCGAACGTAACCAGGAGGCGTTGCTGTCTTCTTCGGTGTATCCGTGTACTTCGGAACTTGACCAGTCGCTTGACCAAGTTGCGTTCCAGTCTGTGCAACAGCGGGTGGCTTACCGTAGTAAATCTTGCCGTCCGTGGTAATCGAGAATGTCTGCAACTTCTTGTTAAAGATTGTTCCAATAGTTGCGTTCCACACTCGGATGATCGCGTTGGCGATATGCACAAATGAGGTAAGCAGCGGGTTCCACAACTTTCCAATGAAACTAAACGCCGCTGAGAAAATCTTGCCCCACACCTTCACGTAAGTTGTGATCGAGTCAACGATTACGTGGAACACCTTCTTGATGATTCCCCATGCCGTTGACCAGTAATCCTTAATGAAGTCAACAACAACTCGGAACGCTGTCGAAAGAATCTTCCAGTACACCTTGAACACAGCGATGTAGACCTGGATGACCTTGTGCAGTACAGGCCACAACCAGTTCCATGCTTTCACGATTGCGTCAATGACTACATGGAACACAGCCTTGAACCCAAGCCATGCAACCTTCAAGAACGACACAAACTTAGCCCAGATTTCTCGACCGATCTTTGTCTTTGTAAAGAACAATACGAGTCCGGCAATGAGGGCCGCAATAGCAATGACAATCAGACCAATGGGGTTAGCGTCCATTGCCACGTTCCACAACCACTGCAACGCGGTAGCGGTTGCTTGAATGACCTTCCATGCAATACCGGCTGCGTTGAGTAGCAGTTGCTTCGCAAGGGCAAACGCGATTTTTCCACCGAGAGCAGCGTAGTGAGCAGCCGTAGTAGCAATGGACTTACCGTGTTCAAGTGCCCACTTCGTACCCGTCTTTAGATGCTCGACCACAAATCCAATGTGCTTCTTGGCGGCTTCACCGACCTTCTTCAAGCCACTCGTGATCTTGCCACTACCACCGTCACCGATTGCGGTCATAAAGCCCTTGTCGCCCTTTGCAGCGGCCTTTAGGCGGTTGAATGCTCCACTCTCACCGATCTTCTTACCAATGGCAGCACCGACCTTCACAGTGCCCTTAGCATCCTTGAACTCGTGACCGCCAGCGGCCATAGCAAGTGAACCAAAAAGTTTCGCGCCACCAATGACCGGAGACATTAACTTTGAGATACCGCCGAGCATAATCATCACAGGGCCAAGCAAAGCGGCGAAGATTCCTACGTCGGTGATGAGTGTCTTGAAAAGTTTCGGGTTCTTGGAATCGAGTCCGTTAATCCACCCCGCAACCTTGTCAATGACACCCCATACCTTCATGCCTGCATCGCGCAGTGCCCAGATGATTTTGATGACCGCTTTAATCGCGTCAACAATCGTGTTCCAAATCTTCGGGCCGTTCTCCTTGACCCACTTCATAAAGTCTTGGAAGCCCTTGTTCTTGTCCAAGTGCTGTGACCACGTAAGGAACTTCTTGCTCATATCGGTAACGCTGTCACCGACCGTCTTCCCCATTGGGAGGAAGGCCATAAGGAGGTTCATCAAGCCCTGGAAAAAGTTAATCATCGCAATGCCACCCTGCGAAATGAAGGAGCCAGCACTAGAGGCCATGTCCTTCATAAACGCAGCGAAGTCTGCACTCTTCGTCATTTGAAGAATGTAGTCAGCGAGTACACCCATTGCTTTAGCCACAGACTGAACGACCGGAGCAAGCGGCTTCAAAATCGGACCAACGATCTTGAAAAACGCCATGATCGAATCAAGCACTGCGGGAGCGAGCGCGTTAGAGAAGTCCTTCAACTCCTTCTTTAGCGCCTGCCAACCTTCGTAGAACTTTCGCTGTGCGGGTGTGAGTGCAGCGAGGATGATCTGCTGACCCATGAAAGTGTCGTTGGTCTTTTGGATTCCCGCTGCTGCTTGCGGTTGCAACTTTGCGTGTGCAGCAATGGCGGCGTTGGCGTCCTTCAACTTTGCAGTAAGACCGTCAACAACTTTCTGCTGCTCGTTTACCTTTGCAGAGGTAGCGGCGATCTGCTTTCCATATGCAGCATCAGCGAAAGTCTTGCCGAGAGAATCCGCAACGGAGTCAATACTCTTCTGCAAGGCGTTAGTAGTGGTGATTGCTGACCCACCACCGTTAATCAAACCCTTGGCGAGTGCGTCACCCTGCTCTGGCCCCGCTTGCTGAATGCTTGCAAGGGTGTTCTTGTTCAACCCCATGCCGCGCAAAGTAGTGAGGTCTGCTGCAAACTGCTTGATGGTCGCCAACCGTGTACGCATGGTGGCGATGATCGAGTCGCTTGTAGGGATTGACGCTTTCAGTGCGGCATCGTACTGAGTCTGTGCAGCGGTCAACTGGTCCTGAGCGAAAACTGCTTGCAACGAGTTCTTTCCAAAAATCGAAACAACATCGTTGTACGCAGATTGCAGGCCAATGAGGTTACTCACGATCTGCGGGTTCATCGGAGTAACTGGTGTGTTGCTGATATCACCGTATGACTTCAACGGGTCAGCAACAGCGTTTTGCATGTTGGAGTGCGCCGCTTGCAATCCCGCCAAAGTTGCTTTGTAAGAGTTCAACTTTGTTTGTGCTGCGGTCAATGACGCTTGCAACTTCTGTGCATACGCTTGTAGTGCTTGCTGCTCTTTTTGCCATGCCGCGGAGTTTGTTGCAGCGTTGGCTTTATGCTGGTTCGCGTATTTTGCGCTCTGGGAACTCATGCCCATGATCGCGCCAAACGCCACGCCTGCGAATGCTGCTAGTCCACCCATAGCAAGGATTAACGGACCCGCTATGGCTGCTGCTAGAGCCAGGATGGGGCCAATGGCTGCGGCTGCTGCGAGTACCAATGCAGCGATACCGCTCACCATCATCATTGCGGAACCGCCAGCGAAGAGGAAACTTCCAGCGGCGGAGAATGCTGCCTGACCCATAGAGAGAATGCCAAGGCCGGCATTTCCTCCACCCGCGTCACGCAACTTCTTCATAAGACCCTCGATAACGCCCAAGTCTTTCTTGACCTTATCGGTTGCCTTCGTGTCTACATCTACCTTCACCTTGGGGTTCATCTTCGAAACCGCAAGGAGTTCGGCCTTCAACTTTTCAAGTTCTTTAGTGTCGGCTGCAACTTCGACTTCGACACGCTTGCCCGACAGTTCCTTAATGTCCTTGTCGAGTTTTCTTACGGCCTTGTCAGTCTCAGTCAACTTTGCGATTGACTTATCGAGGTTCCGAATGAAGTTGAGAACGTCGAGGGTAGCCCGACCGCTTACTGTGTAGTCAGCAGACATACCCTCGACCCTCCCAAACCATCGTGGCTACTTCTTAGAAGCCTGTTCCTCGTAGTGCGCTTTGACCGCGTAGAACGCTTGCCACTCAACAAACTCTTTGTTCGAAAGCGGCTGCTTCACTCCTGTTAACAACTCTGCGACCGTCATCTTTAAATCCTGCGCTATAAAGAAGAGGGCGAACTTGTTGTTATCAAACAGGAAACTGGCGCTCTTCCTTCTTCACTGCCTCCTTGACCTCACCGGAAGCACCGAGAATGGCTTGCTGGATGCGTCCGACCACGAGGAACGACTTGTCCTTGAAGATTTCGTACTCTTCCTCGGAAACTCTCGGGTCCACCATGCCTGCCACAAACGAGAACTTCTCGACAAGATCAGTGTCAACGGTGTCTTCGCCAAACTGGTCCTTCACCGTTGCCTGCTTGCGAATAATGTCCATGTCGCGCTTCGTCAACGAACGGACGACAACTGCACCACCCCACTCAGGAACCTCGACCGTCTGCTCGCTTACGTCAGCGGCAGCCAGAATATCCTTCAAGGTGATGATGCGAACTGATGCAGTTGCCGTACCCACGGGAACAGGCGCAGTTTCAACAACAGCGTCCACTACCGTCTCGTCAATGTTCGTTTCAGACATTTCAAACTCCTACCTCTGAGTGTCAGTTGTTACTGAGCAACGCGAGTTACGTCGCCGGTGATCTGGAAGTTGACCTTCAAGGTGTTGTTGTCACCAAGAGTCGAGCCAACATCGTAAGTCTCGATGATGACACTGCCGCTGTACTTAGGGCCAAGACCAGCACCAATGCCACCTGGGTAATACTCAAAGTTCACCGCAGTGCCAGTGTTGTAAATGTCCCAAAGAATCTGGTCAATCACAGCGTCGAGCGGAAGTTCACCGCTCATCGTGCCGTCCTTCAAACCAGTGATGTACGTCTTGCTCGTCTTCTGGAACGTGGTCGTCTCAGCCTTGTCACGGGTAAGCGTGTCCGTGAAGTTTGAGAAGTACGTCGAGTAGTCAACGAGAGTTGACGGTAAAGCCTGCGACCCCAACTTGATTGCGGCCTTAGAACCGTGTGAAGCAGCCATTTGTAGTCACTCCCTAATCAGACTCGGCTGAGGATTGCAACGAAAGTTCCCGTTCCCGTGAATGAGATTCGGGTGTAACGGCGAATGGTTCCTGGCAAGAACAATCGCTGTGAAGAACGACCGGACGCAACCGAAATACTTCCACCAGCGATTGCGGCGAACGAAGAGTTGTCAGCACTGTCATTTGCGGTGACAACAAGTGAAGTTGCAGCAGTGGCGTGAACACTCAGGTACGCGCCGTTTGTGGTGCTTGTCACCACACCGTCAATGCTTGCGGTAGGAGAAGTCGAGTTGTTGAACGGCGAGTACACAAAACCTCGGACCATTCCACCTTCATCCGACATGTCCAACTTTGCAGTGATTGACGAAACGTTGCCAACATCGGTGTTAATCGCGTACTCACTTTGGATTGCATCCCATGAGTAAGCAGGGTTACCGAAAGAGGCAGCGACAGTGCATCCGGCAGGAACATATGACCAATAGGTTTTTGTTCCCGCGAAAAACACCTGCGTGAAAATGTCGTCATCTGCCCCCACAACACCGTCGAAAATACCGGCGAGAGAAACAGACAAATCCTTCAACCCTGGAATGTACGTCTTGGACGTTTTTCCAAAAGTTGTTGTTTCCGACTTGTCTCGGCTTCCGGTCCACGACGCGCTATTCAGGAATGAAGAGAGGTCGTAACCATTGCCAAGAACTGCGGCATTGGAACCATGCACAGCAGCCATTACGGAACACTCCCTTCAATGGCATCAGTGGCGGGGCTAGAAGTGGCCTCAGAGTTGTCAGGAGTGGTAAGTGGTGCATCGGGTAGTACAACAGTATCGGCAACCTCTACGGGTGCTTCTACTGTCTCAACAGTGGGCGTGTCAAGAGCAGGCTCTTCGACAACGGGTTCAACCACCAGTGCTGGCGGAATGTTTTCATTTGCCTCGATGCTTGCCATGACAAAATCGGGCAAGGGCCAAGGGTCACTTGCGAGTTGGATTTTTCCGTCCCGCAGTTCAAGTTCGACCGATGAAGCAGACATATCTGAGAATGTCCCACCGGCTGCAACTTCGACTTCCTCGCCCGTGACGGTTGACGGATACGCGTGACCCACGAGGGAGCGATATTCGGTACTGCCTTCTGCCTTGCTCTTAGGAGGTGTCATCCCATTTCCTTACTGACCTCGTAGTTTGTCATTACCCGTTCCAGATTCTTTGCGTCTGGGCCAATCTCAAAAGGCGATGAAACGGTTCTGACTCGGAGAAACCTAACCCCGCCAATCGTCTGATTCTTAATGGAGGTTAGCACTTGCATGATCGAATAGGACCAAGAAAATGCCGTCGCAATGTCTGAGTGTCGAACGGTGACTTGCAGACGTGGGTGCTCTTGAAGCAGCGGCACACCGAATGTCTCGGTCGGTGGAGTTCCACCGTATTGCAATAGGCCAACTGAGTTATCCGGTAGTTCTGGCAAATCGTAAAGGAACAGATTGCCAACAGTGTCGCCACTCGGGGCAGGCAAGTTGAGGAATGACAAAGTGCCATTTGCGTCTAGGTAATCACCTAGCAGTTCGACCATCATTACTTGAACACCTTCGCCTTCGCTTTATCTATTGCTCCGGCCAAATGCTCTGGCAAAGAATGTGATTCCTCGATTAGCGGTTGTTCCACAAACTTTGCTTGGGTGGGTGGCTCGTGACGGGCGCGGAGGATTTCGTGAACTGCGGCGGCGTAATCAACACCAACGCCATTAGTAGCAGCAGGGTCACCATACTCAACTGAATAGTCACGGTCACCGTTACGATAAAGAGTTCCAGTCGCTTTAAGTGCGCCGGTATCCACTGGTACAAGAATCTGCGAGTGGTCGAAAACCCTTTCCGTGCTGTTGTGCATTTCTTGGTCGAGTTCACGAAGAGCCTCTTTCTTGAACCGTTCAAGTTGCTTTTGCAACCGCTCGGTGTTTAGCGTGAAACCGTCAATAGGCATTATGAGAACCCCACTTCAATGTTGTGGAGTGTTCCGTCAGTGTCATAGTTCCGACTGATTGACGCGAGTGGACGCTGAGGCCAGTTAGCGGGAGAAGTCACGATGATTTGATCTTTCTCGTCAATGTCCACCGGAACTGTGCCACCGATAGGAATAGCCTTGATGTAGGCCACGTTTTGCATCGAGATATTTACGCCACCCGCATTTGACGTTTTCGTTTCTCGCACCGTGAGCAAGCATTTGTAGACACGAGAGTTTGAGCCAACCGTGTCACGACCGTATTTGTCCTTGCCTGCAAAACTCGTCACCGTGATTCGGTGAAGCATGAGTTCATCAAACTCGTCACCGATTGCCATTAGTCAGTCGCCCCCCATGTGTAAGAAGAAACGTTGGCGTTCAAAAGATTGCCTGCTGAGTCAATCGGTGCAGGGTAATCGAACTGACCAATGCCAAACATATGAGTGTCGGTGGTCTGAGTCATTTGCACCGTGAAACCAGTCTTACGACGGCGACGTTCACGGATTGACTTTGCAAGATCGTAGTAACGCTGCGCCATTTGCCCGTGCATCAAACGCAACGGACCAACAACCTTGTCTTCCTTACCGCTGTATCGAGCGGCGATTTGTTCTGCAAGATTTGCAGCAGCAGCGTATGGCTCTTGTGCTGTCTCGGTGAGCAAGTAGTTAATCTCGCTGTCGCTGCAAAACGGAGCAGACATATCCGTGTCGCCCACCATGAAACGAACGGCGTCAATCTTCCTGGCAGATGGGTCACCGGAGTAAGTCGCATATCCCAGAGCAGGAGAAGTAATGAGCAGCGACATGAAACCGTCGTTTGGAACTCTCAGATTCTTTGACCCCGTGTAGGTGAGGTCGAAGTAGGAAGCGTAAACACCGGCAGGGATTGTGGCAGTGTCCGTAGTCGTCCACGCATATTGCAGAACGCCACTCGTTGCAGGGTTGACAATCGTTGCGTTTTGACGCAGTAGTTCGACCGGCGTTGTGGCAAGTGTCTGAATGACAAACTGAGCAGTTGCACCAGTCAAGTCAATGACGGTGCTCCCCTGCGAGGCTGTGCGCTGGACAATGGGGAGTTCATCGCCCTGCCGAATCACAATGTCAGCCATGACTACTCTCCATCCACAATCGTTGCTGCCCCAGAAGTGCTAACACGGTTCGAATCTCCTGCCGCTCTGACTCTGGTTATACCACTTGACGCCACTCGATCATCGGAACTCTTCACTGCTGAAACGTCAGTTTTTGCTCCAACACCGTGAACTCGGATGAGCGTGGCATCCATATAAGGCAAGTTCATGTGCCCTGTAAAGAGTGCAGCGAAGTTCGGTACAACAGGGATTGGGTCACCCGTTGAGGTAATCGTTCCCGCTTGCTGAGAAATGACGGCAGAAATAATAGGAAGTACCGAGATAACTAGACCGCCACCAGAAACCACGCCCTGCTGTGCGCCGGTAACCGTGTCCCTACCAGGAATGACGTGGGTAGTGATTCCACTCGGAGTGACAACCCCTACTGTCCCCGTCGTCACCGTTGTCGAACCAGGAATGACCGGCGTTACGTCAACAACAACAGTGACGGTTCCACTTTGAACACCAACGACGAGTTGCTGATTTGGCACAACTGCGACGGGTGCATCAGTGGGTGCAACGGCTCCTTGTTGCTGACCAGTCACCGTATCCGTATTGGGGATGCGAGGAGTGGGAACGCCAACAGGAGAAATGGAGCCTACTTGTTGCCCCGCTACCGCCGTAGAGCCTGGAACGACGGTAACGGGGAGTCCAGTGGGAGCAACGGTTCCGTTTGTGGGGTTGCTCGATACGCCATTGACACTAGTGCTGTTTGGAATAACAACGATAGGTGCATCAGCAGCAGTGACAACGCCTTGTTGAATACCAAGAACAGTTGCCGCATTGTCAAAGACTGGAACTGGCTCACCAACAGGAGCAACGGTTCCCTGCGATTGACCAGTTGCAGTAGTCGAGTTCGGTTGAACGGCTACTGGAATCCCAACAGGGGACACCGTTCCGTTTGTGACAGTGCTACCAGTCGCGGTTGTTTGGTTCGGGATGACTGGAACATCAAGGCCGACCGGAGAAACTGTTCCCTGCTGAACAGCGATTACTGTTGTTGAAGCGTCAATGACAGAAATCGGTAGGCCGCTCGATGTGACTACACCTTGCAGGATTCCGAGCACATTTGTGGTGCTGTCAATGACCGGAACAGGAATGCCGATCGCACTGACCGTTCCAGCGTTTTGTCCTACCGCAGAAGTTGTTCCACCTTCGACAAAAACTGGAAGGCCGGTAGGCGTAACAGTTCCATTTGTCGGGCTAGAAGAAACTCCCGTTGCACTAGTCGAGCCAGGAATAACTGCAATCGGGGCATCGGTGGGGCTGACAATGCCTTGTTGCAGGGCCAAAACGGTGTCTGTGGCGGGTTGAACGTGTACGGGTGTCCCTGTGGGAGCAACCGTGCCCTGAGACTGTCCTACGGCCCCTGAAACCGCTGGCTCGACCGGAATGACGATTCCAGTAGGAGTTACCGTTCCCTGCTGTCTTCCGACAGAAGTTGTTTGACCAGGAATAACCGGAACATCTACGCCGGTAACAGTTATTGTCCCTGCGCCCTGACCGACCGCGTTTGTCGAACTCGGGTCAACAAAAACTGGCAGACCAGTGACGGTTACTGTGCCTTGCTGCAACCCCGTGGCGGTAGTGGCATTTGGCTCTACCGCGATAACAATCCCTGTCGGCGTAACTGTGCCGTTTGTTGCGCCACTGCTGACACCCGTAACCGTTGTCGAGTTCGGAATGACAGAAACAACTTCGCCAACCGGAGTGACGGTTCCAGAGACAGAAGTTGATTGTGGCAAAACCCACTGACCAACAACGGCCTTCGCGTTAGTGGTGGGGCTGAAAGTTCCAACCGGAAAGAAGACGGCATCAAGATCAAATGGTGTGATTCGGTTGCCAAGAGGTAGCGCCATTGTGGGCCTACCCGTTAGCGATTTCTAAAGAAAAGTCCGTAATGCCAGTAGAAGTCGAGTCTGCATTGTAAACAAAAAGCAATGCGGAAGTGTCATACACAATCGGCATACCAGTAACGCCAGGGCCGTGATTGGGGAGGATGGGAATAGTACCCTCACCGACCATTGCCCTACCACTCCACAAGCGGCGACCAACACAAAAGTTAACAACGCCAGTTGTAGCAACAGTTCCACCGACAATGACTGACTCCAACTTTTGAATACCCGAATCGCCAGAGGCAAGTTGGTACTGCTGGCATCGGTGAAGAGTCAAACCACTATAACTAGAAAGTTCTGCTGTTGCTGACTTTCCCGTTGTTCCCGCCTGATTTGTGTAAGTAACTGTGGCAGTAGTAGCAGTTGCCGATACAGCAGTAGTAACCCATGAGAAAAGTTCAAGGTTTGAGTAATCAGTGTTGGGCACTCGCGCAGCGTATGAAGGCGGCGTGGTGATCGTCGTTGTGGCAAGCGCAGTAAGAGGGACGCTGACGGCGTAAAGAAGATCGTAAATCTTCACAAACCCCGCAACGCCAGGACCACCGTGTACTCGGGTGAGGTATCCAGTATTACCAGCACCGAAAGAGTCAATGGGAGGGAAGCCTGTAACGGCATCCGTAGGAACCTGACCAGGGGTTGTAGCGAATGCCGCAGTACCCGCAGCAGGGTCACCAGTTGTAGTGAAGTTGACAAAACTTCTTTGGGCAACAGTGGTAACAGAAGAGGTCTTGTACCACTTGATGATCTGCTTGGCTGCCGCAGCGTATTGAGCGCCCGTTGTGATAGCCATTACCCGTTCGCAATCTCTATCTGGAAATCAGAAATACCACCAGCAGTGGAGTCGGGAACGGTTGTAATGAAAAGTGCAGAAGTGTCAAACACCTGCGGCATACCAGTCTTGTCAATCGTGTCAGCAACAGCAGCGTTTGTCAGAGGAAACCTGCCTTGCCACAATGGTCGAACAACGCACACGTTCACTACACCAGTAGTCGCCACGGTTCCACCGACCGTCACGGACTCGATTTTCTGAACACCACTGTCACCAGATTGAAGAGAAATCGGCACAATGCGGTGGATTGAAAAACCAGACAATGACGAGGTTGTGGCAGATGCTCGACCAGTTGTGCCTGCTTGGTTCGTGTAGTTCACCTGCAACGTGGTAGCCGTCGCTGACACTGCGGTTGTAACCCACGCAATGATGGACAGATTAGAAAAGTCTGTTCCACCAGGAACACGAGCAGAGTAAGACGGCTGACCACTTAGGGTATTTGTGGCAAGTGTAAGAAGAGAAATATTGACACCAAAAAGAATGTCGTAAATCTTCATTCTTCCGATTTGCCCATACCCACCCATGACACGAGTGAGGTAGCCGGTATTGCCACCACCAAAAGTGTTAATCGGTGGATACCCTGCAACCGTATCGTCAATGATTTGTCCAGTTGGCGTACCAGTGAAGACAACGGATGCAGGCGCACCAGGGTTACCTGGAAGTTGCACAGTGGCAAACTCAGTAGCCGCAACGGTAGTAACGAAGGTTGGCTTTTGATAAGTAATAAGTTGCTTCGTTGCAGCAATGTACCCATCGCTCGTGGTGATTGCCATACAGCATCACCCTTACGAGGCAGGAACCCAGAAGATCGGGTTGGGCGAGGTCACGGTCATGGTTCCACCGTTGTTTGCGGTCTGCGGAGTACCGGAGTAATCCACGTAGCACAGAACGGGGTTTGTCGCGGCAGTACCAGGAGTCGAGTCGTAGTAAACCGCGTAGTACGAAGTGAAACCAGTCGTCACAGAAGTCCATGCGGGAGTGGTCGCAGTAAGGGCCGTGATCGCTGAACCAATATTCAGCCACGTCACCGTACCGTCAGTGACCGTTGCGCCAACAGTGGTCGGCCAAGTCGGAGCAGCACCACCAGACGTGCCACCCACTGTGGCAACGTACAAGAAGCCGTTGCCAGCAGCAGGACGAACAACCGTACCGACCGTGTACGCAGTAGTGACCGCAGCAGCAGTACCCCACGAGTTAGCGGCAGTGGTGGCCCATGCCTGACCAGTAAGCGTGTTTCCACCAGCGGTGTATCCACCAGCAGTGGTTAGTTCGGTGTTGACCGCAACAACGTCCGAAACGAACTGCGCGGTCTGAACTAGAGAGGCAATCGAAGTGACGTTTGCAAGCAACATGCACTTCAAAGTGTCAGTGCCAAGATTCGCAAGTTTCTGACCAAGCGAAAGACTTGCCTTGGCGAAGATGTGCTGAGTGCCAGTTGCCATGATTTCCTACTTTCAGGAGAAGTTGGCGAGGACAGCAACGGTAGTCGTTGCAGTTGCCACTACTGAACGCACACGGTAGAACGGCGCGCGGATTGGGAAAGTCTTCACGACGTTCTTTGTCGTGCTGATGGTAGTAAGAGCGTCAGGAGTTTCCGTGTCGAAGAAAGTAGTGCCGTCAAATGACCACTGAACGTCAACAGTCACCGTTCCAGTAGTAACGGTTGCACTCACGCCGATAGAAAGATTGACCGCGTTTTCCAGAACAGAGAAAAATGGAGAAGTCACCGTTCCAACGTTTTGTGGTGCGGAGGCGATAACGGTGACGTTCTTTGGATTCGACACGGTTTTACCTTTCTAAGAAAAGCAAGAGGGTGGGGTCAAAGTCTCGGGCCTCGTCACCCACCCTCTTGCCGTCTGTGTTATTCGCTCGCGTTGAGAGCGTCGAGTGTTGCGCTTGTACCAGATGCTCGGAGTTCAGAGGCGATAACCTGCTTCAACTCAGAGTTGGCAACTACCTTGTCAAGAATCTGGTCAACCTCGTCGTCGGTGAGAGCGTAACCAGGAACGCGTTCGACGGGAGGAAGATCAGCCTTGATTGCATCGAGCGTTTCACTCGCACCAGTCGAACGGAGTTCAACGGCGATAACACCCTTTGTCTCGCTGTTTGCTGGCAGTGCGTCAAGAACAAGGTCAATCTCGTCTTCCGACAATCCTGACGTGTTCTCTTCGACCGCTGGCTCTTCTGGGGCTGCGTCCGTTACGTCCGGCGCGGCATCAGGAGCCACATCAGGAGTCGTATCAGGTGCGGGGGTATCCGTACCATCCACAACGTCAGACGGATTGCTCTGTGAGTCGTTCTGCGTTGTCGCCACTTGCCGTCACCTTCTTCTTGACTACTCGCTTTTTGGGTGCTTCTGCAACTGCTTCCTGTGCCTGTGAAACGAAACCACTCGCTGCACGATCTTCCGCGTGCTTGGCTTCCCATGCAGCGAGTTCGGTTTCGTCTACAAGTGCTGCGGCGAGTTGGCCCAAGTGAATGTAGACGTTCCGGTTCGGCCAATCCGCTGCCTCTGGCACAAGATCGCCAGGGTAACGGTCATTGACAAAACCTTCACTGTCACCAACTCGTAGAACAGTAACGGCTCTCCAAGTGTTAACGAATGCCATTTCTCTACCTCGCGTTCTAAGAAAATCTGCTGTCAGTCAGATTAGGAAACAGCGGTGGCGAACCAAGTACCGAGTTCAGGAGCGGTGACCTTGAACGCGTATGCCGCTTCGATTTCGATGCGGTCAGACGCAAGGTTTTCCATGCGGTACTTCTTGACTCGTCCACCCCAGGCGTTTGCACCCGCGTAACCCTGCCACGCGAAGCAGTAGCCAGCCGAAGGAGTCGTGCGCGATGGGTTCGGTGCTGCATAACCCATGAGCATTGACTTACCAGCGAGGAACGCGGTGGTCGGGGCCATGTCAGCCACCAACTCTTCATCCGTGTTCGTGGACTGGATGCCGCGAGCGACGTAGATGTTGTCAATACCAATCGCGGTGGCGATGATATCTTCGTTCAGGAATCCAGGCTGCGTGTACTGAACACGAGCGACGATTTCTGAGTGGTCAACAATCGCGTCCCAAACGTTCGGCCCCATGAGGACGAAGTTCGGCTTCAAGCCAGTGCGGAGACGGTAGCGCAAGATCGCCTTGCGGAACGTGCTCATCGGGCTTGAACCAGCCTGATCGAACTGGATGAACTGCGTGCCAGTCGGAGCAGAGGCAACACCAGTGACAACTTCGCCACCAGTTGACCATGCGGTGCTGACAAAGAACGTGTTCAGGAACTCAAGTTCACGACGGAGCATGGTCTGTTCCGTGATGAGTCGAGTACCAGCCTCGTCCAACGTGAACGTGTCGTCCTTGTTGCTGCGCGCCTGATCTTCAACGTCAATGTGAAGACCAAAGACCTCGGCGTAGTAAGTGTCACGCGTGAACGTCCACTCAACGCCAGGAGTCTCAGTGCCAGGAGCACGGCGAGCACTCTGCGTCTGCAAGAATGCACGACGACCGAACTTGTAGAAGTAGTCCGTCTGGAAGTCAACGGGCAGGATGGGGAAAATCTTCGTCGCAACGAAGTTTGCATCCTGTTCCTGTGAGTAGGCGATTGCGACAGTCGAGAGTTCCCGATTGACGTGCAGATCACCAGGAGTAATGTTTGGCATTTCTGTTTTCCCTTCTTACGTCTCTGGTGACTATGCGACCGCTGCGAGCGGCTTCAAGAGGACGGAAACGATTGTGCCTGCACCGGACGATGCGGTTTCACTGATGCCAACCGCGACGTTTGCAGCCTGCGTGTCAGTTGCCTGACCGGATGCGGTGATGTAGATGGGAACACCTGCGGCAATCGCCTTAGATGCCACCACCTTGACAACGCCCGTGATCGCAACCGTGGCTGCACGACCGGACGTGGGCTTGTTGAGCAGAACGCCAACAACCTTGTCCGTAGCAGCGGTGGGGGCAATGACGGTCGTGCCGCTCATCTTGACGAACGTGTACTGCAACGCAGACAGATCAGCGCCAGCAGGGTATGAGCGGTTAACGCCAACAATGTCAATAGCCATGCTTTTTCAGTCCCTTCAAAACTCAGAGTCAGGCGGTCTGACTGTCGCGGAGTGTGGGGTCAGACTTCATCAAGTGGACCTCGGCCTGCTCGATGGTCTTGAACTGTCCCTTTTCGACCAGTTCAGCAGCGGCCTTGGCGCGCTTCTCAACGACAGTGAGGACTTCGCCCTCACCTGGCTTACCAAAGGACTTCATCACGCCAGATGCCTTGGCGTTTTCGTTCGCAGCGGTGAGCGTGTCAATCATGGCGTTGTACGCCGTCTCGTCACTGCTCAGAGTGCGAAGACTCTTTGCAAGGGCCTCCTTGTCACCAGGAACGTGAGTGAACGACTCAGCGATGCTCTGGTACTTGGCAACCTCGTTGTCCTCAACGACCTTTGCGGCGTTCTTGACAATCTCGGCAACCTTCGGGTCGAGACCCTTGAAAATGTCTTCCTGCGAAGACACGCCTGCGGCACTTTCCAACTCACCGATGTACTTGGCAACGTCGGTTGGAATATCGAGGCCGTCAAGCGCGGTGGGGCGAGTTGGTGCTGACATGACTCCACCTTCCGTGGCTGACTTAAACAACTCTGACAGTTCTGAACGAACAGCAGATGCCTTGTTCCCCGCGTCTTTTGCAACGGGGGTTTTTCCTGCGAACCACTTTGTAACTTCCGTGTCCATGAGGGTGTTGAAGTTCACCATCGTGGCCTCGTAGTCAGTGGCGGAACTCTTTGAAACGTCACCCGAGAAAATCTCGGTGATTGACTTGGCGAACTCAACCGCGTGACTGGCAACCTCAACTGCAATGCTGCCGGTTTCCGTGGGAGTGTAGTTCTTCTTCACGACCGGAATATCGGAATCTTCGTCCGACTCATCCTCGTCGTCTTCGCCTTCGTCATCATCTTCGTCTTCGCTGCCGTCGTCCTCTTCATCCTCTTCATCGGAGAAGTCAACGTCGTCAGGGTCATCCCCTTCGCTGTCTGCGCCGTCCTCGGGAGTCCCCTCCACCGCAGCATCCAGATCGGCGTCCGTCGCGTCATCCGGCAAGGCTTCCTTGCGAACAATGATGAGCGACTTCTTGATGTTCTCGCTGCCGCACTTCGCGCAATGCGAGTCTTGGCGGTCAACCTTTGCGCCACAGTCAGCGCAAGTGCGGTCGCCCATTTTCTTTTCGACAACCTCTCGGGTCTTCACTGCGCCTCCTGGCTTTTGCTTCAACAAAGCGATTCTGGCTCCACGGTTGTCGCCAGCGTCAACAAATGAAACACCGTTGTACGACATACGTGAGAGACGAGTTCGCTTATTCACGCCACTCATCATGCCTCCACTACGGTTCGGTATCCAGTTCCCTCGACAGAAAACATCGGGTACTTACCACTCTTAATATCATGCCAAAGGGCGGAATCGTGGACTTTCAGCCCAATCCACCAAGCGGCGTCGGGAAGGGATTCCTGAGGAATGCCCATTGCTGCCTTCTTTTCCTTCGTGATTGCGAAGGATTCAACCATTGTGGCAACGCCCTTTTTCAAGTGCATTAGCCCACCGTCACGGGATTGCAATGCGTAGTCATACGCCGCTTTCTCCACGTCTTCGGGGTTGTCAATGAAGTCACCTGAGTGGTCAGTTTGCACGTTGCCATTTGCGTCAATAGCGAGCGTGGCGTAACCAAAGGCGATTTGCAAGTCATCGTCCCGCTTCTCGATCTTGAAACGGACTCCCTCTTGCTCTTCGTCAAACGCTGCCTTGTAGAAAGCAATGGCTTCTGCTGTTGGCATCGAGCGACTAGCGATTCGGTAGTTGACGAGTCGTGCTTCATTAAACGCCGCATTATGTGACTTGCCTCTGCGACGCAAAGACAGATACCGCTTGATTTGAGTGTTGTTCATATCAGTAAGAACCGAGTTCATTTGAATAGGGTTCAAACCGAGAGATTCAAGGTCTGGGTGAGAGGCACGAGTAACAGCGTAGTAGTGGGCCATATCGCCAGTAAGTTGACGGTAGTTCGACTGATGACGCCACACCTTGCCCGTGTACCGACTCTTTCGGTTCGCCTCTGTTGCAAGAGCGATTTCCTGCTCATTCGGACTTGGGTTGAAACCAAGGGGTTTTAGGCGAGTGCCCTGTGACGGTAGTGACTTTGCCTTTACTGGCTTGCCACGGTTTGCTTTCAATGAAGCGGCAACGTCTTTTACAGAAACCTGTGTCTGAGTGTCAAGGTGGCCCATGTTGTTGTCAGCACGCCAACGTTGCTGGCGCTCAATGGTGTATAGGACTTCGTAAGCAATGCGCCTTTCCTTGTCATTTCTACTTAACTTCACATGCTTTGATGCAAGGGCACGAAGTTCAGACAGTTGGTTTTTGTCGAGTTTGTTAAACTTTTCGAACTGCTTTTCCCACGACATAGCGGTAATACCAGCCAGCAGTTTGCGCTCCGATGTAAGTTTGTCGCCTTTGTAGCCATACAGAGCATCCAACATGGTCTGCGCGTCTGTGTGTGCGGATACTTGGGAAGCAGTAAACGGCTTCTTACTGCGACCACGCTTTGAGTCAGCAATGACCTTATTGGGAACAGCAACCTTTTTGCCGTTCACCGTGGCAGTCTTTGAACCCCTTGAACTACCCCGAATCGGCTTGGGGTCATGCGCGAGGTGTCGCTGCAATGCCGCCTTCGCTGCACTCTTTGTCGAGTACGTCTTGATTGGGGTTTGCTTTCCGTCCACAAACAATCCGTGGCGACCGTCCTGCAACTCCCAGACTCCCGCTTTCTGGTGCTGAGATTTTGAACCGGCCTTAATCCACCGTCCGTGCCACCCGCGAAGTTCGTTCGACACGTCCCAATGGGCTTTGCTGACGGGAGTACCGTCCAACTCTCCAAGAAGACCGGCGATTTCTTCGTCGGTCAGGTGAAGGCGCTTCCCCTTAGAGACGTGCGCTTTCACTTTCTTGGCCTCCCAATCCGCAATAGCGGCACATGCTTCGGCTTGATGCTGTGGCTTGACGTGCTGAATCCCGTGGTAGTTCAAGTCACCTGTACCACACATTCGGCGGCAAGCGTTGACCGCAACCGCAATGGCGTGTCCGATTTCCATTCCCTTTTCGTAATGCAAGTGCTTGGCGATGCGCTCGATATACGAGGGAAGTCCACCGGCATTCTCGACCCAGTTATCGTGCTTTCCTGGGGAACGCTCCAATGACGGGAGTGCTTTTGAGTCCACCATTGTCATCCCCGCCTTGGGTGATAGGGCTTAACGGATTCTTTTACCACTGACCAGTTATCCACGTCATCTGTCACAACATACGCGGTAAAAGGCTCCACGCCAAGAATAGGGTTACCGGAAACGGTGTGTTCCGAATAGATGCCCACCACCCGCTTTGGGTCATTGCCTTCTCCCGCGAGCGTGACAGCACTAACGGTGTCTCCTGGCTTGACGGTCATCACTTGCCCCTTCGACCCTTGGCGCGGCGCAGTTGGGCTGCGTAAAGCCCTCCCACGTTGTCCTTTGCCATGATGCGACGGTAGGACGCGGGACTCATTACGTCGCGCAACTTCACGATATTGACGAGCACTTGTTCTAGGTATAGATGGGCGTTCTCAGCGTCGCCAATGGCCTTTTGTCCCCAAGCCCTGTTGCAATCCTTGTGAGACGGCGCGAGATTACCCTTCACGTCGTACCGTCCACCACCCTTGGCAGGATTCAACTTCTCTAGTTCGAAGTTGGATACAGAGTAGATTCGACGTGCCTTAGCGGTACTCATGCAGTGAACGCAGACCACGTAGGGCTTTCCGTTTTCGTCAATCTGTTGCCAATCTTCAAAAACTTGCGCCTTACGCTTTCTCTGCCCGCTAGAGTTCAGTCGAGCAATGCCACGTACTTTTTCTCGCTGTGCAGCACGGCGCTCATCACTGACGTTTGGCGACTTGTATCCAGTACCAAGTTTCTTGCGAATGTCACCAATAACCGTTACGCGGTCCTTGAAGGCAACAGAACCATCTAACTGTGACACGACGCGGAACTTTTTCCTGTCCTCGGGGAACGTCATATCAAGAACCTTGGAGGGCTTTGCACTTCCTAGCAAGGCGATTTCTTCCTTGGTCGCCACGCTCGGGTTGTTGTAAATCTTTGCAAGTCTCGCGTTTGTGATTCGCCCCTTGCCCTTTTGCATACTACGAATGTAAGTAGCCTCGCCAGGGTCAAGGTAGTAGCCACCCTCTACGAGAAGCCGAGAAATGATGACCGTCCCGTTTGCCGTCTTGTTAGAAGCAGAATCGGGGCGTCCTACATGGGCGTATTCAGCGGGACTCAGAATCCCGTTGTCAATCGCACCGTTGAAAGGAACGCGCGGGTACTCAATGGAAAGATTGTTTGGCTTTCCAGGTACATGCTCATCGTGAACAATGTGCTTGCCGCTCTTTGGTGTACGAGTCCAGCGACCGCGCCAGTCACGAATCTCACTGGTAACGTCCCAATGCTTTTTGCGAATACGGTAGCGAGACTTTTGCAACTTTTCAGATGCCGTCTGAGCGCCACGTCCAACGGGCTTACGCCCACGGTAGTCTCGCACGTTTAAGTCTGCGGAAGGAATGCTGCTGATTCCCTTTGGCTGAAGGTGCTTCAGAAGTGCATTGTGCGCCTCGTGCTTAGACTTCCATGCTGGACGTACACGGACACCGTTGACATATACGTGGAAAACTCCTGGCTTCATGCGAACGATGAACGCATCATGCTCGGGGTAACGCCAACCCTTAAACGGCTTCGCCCGTGGCTGTCCAACCTCGTAGGCAGGAATGTCAACAATGGGCGTAACCTTTTGCGGCGCAACAATCGGACGGTACTTAGTTGGGTCCGAGTCTTCTTTTTGGCTTCTCAAAAGTGACTGGTCATTGTGATAGAACGCGTGCCAGTAGGTATCGGTGGGGTCGAATCCCATTGACTCTGCCCAACGACCGGCCTCTTGACGCAAGCGAGCAACACGCTCTGCATTTGTTTCTTCACCCGCTGGTGGGAAGTAAATGCCGAGTTCCTTCTGACGCTCAATCTCTGCTGCCTTGGCTGCTTCCTGACGCGCTTTGTAAGCGTCTGCTGCTGCACGATCAGATGCTTGCTTGGCGTTGTGGCGTGCCTTGCGCTGCTCTGAACCTCGCACCATTGAGTCATGCTTCGCTTCGGTCACAACAGAAACGTCACCGTTGAAACTTACCTTGACGTACTTGCCACGGTTCGGACCCTTTGTTGCCTTGAACAAGATTCCGTCGTTGCGATCAGTCCGAGTAGAGATACCCGCATCCCAACCGCGAGCAGGAATACTAACGATCTGGTTTTCAATGGTGTAACGAACGCCTCGCTTTACCTCAACGATTTTTCCGTTTCGCTCAATGTATCCAGGGACGTTCTTTCCAGTCACCCGCTGATTGGTCAATCCAATGCGCGAGATAGTCGTTGTCGTTTCCTTGTGCGGCACAGGGAAGATGACGTGAACACTGCGACCACCGTGACGCTTGACTTCCTCTTCCTGCGCTTTGGTGACAGTCGCACCAGAGTGACCGTGCCATGTGAGTTTGCGGCGCTGGCGTGAAGTAGGGATGAACTGCTTGGGGTACATGACCTCCTTCATCGCCTGTTCAACCGCTACCAAATCTTGAACACTGAGTCCCGTTTGCTGTGCGCGCTGCTCACGGTATTGCACAGAAATAGAACTCGGCTTTGCCGTACTGCTTTTCTTTCCGATTCTCAAAACAAACAAGGCATGTTCAAGATGCTTGTCGGTGAAGTATTTATGAGCGAACTCGTTTGCAGGACGAATATTCTCAACAAGCATCTGCGGGAACTCAGTGTGCGTTGCTGCGACTTGCGCGACCTTGACTCTGCCGCTACGTGGGTTCTTGGAGCGCGCTCGGAAGTTACCGTGGCTCTCTTCATGCAGTCGTCGCAAAGCGTTTTTGGCAGAACTTAACGACGTGTATTCCGCGACAGGAGTTTTACTGCCGTCTAGGTACAGACCGTGAACCTTACGAGTTACCCAACGCCCCGTTGTCTTGTCGTATTCAAGCGGTGTTGTGTCACCCGTGTAAGGGTCAGCGTTGGGGATGACCTTGCCAGTCCTGCGATTGACCTTTGGCTTACCAGGAGTTGCGTCCCGAGTAAAGACCGCAGCAGTTCTATTGGGGCCGTGTGAACCCAACTTAATCCACCGACCATGCCAACCACGCGGGTGAAGTTCCTCGCTCCACTTTGCTTTGAGGACTAGTGCCTTCTTTTTGCGCTTGCGTCGCTTGCTCTCCGTGCCAACTTCCGCTGGAACGTGCAAGTCATCAGGGGTCACGTTTGGCATTTTAATATTCCGTCGTCACTAGCATGAAACAGCGGCATCGAGGGTGGAACGGTGGACACTCAAACATTCCATACTCAGTATCGAAGTCGTCGTTCAACTTTGCGCTAACACCGTCGAGTACGTCGCAGTAAGTACACACTCTGTCGTCACGCCTTGTGAGAATGACCTTACGGGCGTTGCGGGGAATGCGACCTGCATCCTTGATCGTCTGGTCATAGAACGTCACATCTTCTTGCGCCTTACGCACATCTTCATTTGCGCGCCACAATGCAAGCAATGATTGGTTGACCGCTCGGTTTGTCTCGGTGATCGCAAGCAAGTTTGATCGTGTCTGAATCGCGCTCATTGTTTTACTTCTCAATGCAGACTTTTCAGTGGAGGTCTTTGCTCGCTGGTGCATCTGCTCGATTGCTACCGCCATGCGTGGGTCAAGACCGTTTGCCTGAGCGATTCGACGGCGACGTTCCAATGCTGGAAGACCAGGAGGGACAATGAGCGACACGGCATGTTGCGCTGCACTGTTATCGAGCGTCTTGTCAATCCCGTTGCAAAGGTTTGTCACCGTGTCTCGATAGACAGGGTTGAAAGGGTTGAACTCTAGCCCGTAAAAGTCAGCGGCGTATCTGCACGTTGCAGTGAGAATGTTCGCAAGCACTGGCTGGATTTTCACTGAGTACGGTGGCGGGTTAGTGAGTGCTTTCGTGAATGCCAAACGCATTGCAGGCTCGTACTGAGTGGAAATCGCGTCGAGCGCGAACCACTTCTTAGTCGAGAGTGCATTTGCGCTCTTGGGCATTTTCTTACGCCTTCGTATTCTGCTCTGCTGCTACGGACTTTGTGTTGCGTCGAGAGTTCGGAGGGAGTTTCGACTTCACCGGACCCGTTGACTTTGTGGGCGAGCCTTTCTTGGTGGCTGGATTCTTCCCTGAGACGACAACGGCGGGTGGGGCTTGTGGAGGTCCACCTGGATTCTTTTGCTGGTCCTGTGCCACCGCTGAGGCCGCTTTGGACTGTTCCAGTTGGGCGCGCATCTGCTCGTCCCGTAGTTCCTGCTCTTGCGGCGTTGAATCCTCGGGGATTGGTCGAGTCGGCATCTGTGCATAAGCACGGAACCAGTTTTCCAAATCCGCGTCGGGGAAAAGTTGTGCGCCTGCACCCGCAAGTGCCGAGACAAGTACAGACATATCCGCGAGAGACGGCTTCTGAATATCGTCGTGTCGGAACTTTGGAAGGTTGTCCTTGATTCCGTTGAGCGCAAACAACCGTGGCACTGCGTAGTTGTTGAGAACGTCCTGAATCCCGTCCATCCATGTGCCCAATGCTGCTTGGAACATGCCGGTCTTCGTCAGGGTCATTGCATAGGAACCGTTTGAGTCATTTCCAATGAGCAAAAAGTCTGCGAGTACCACCATTGCAATCTGCTGGTTGTAACGCTGAATGATTTCTGCCGTTGAGAACTGTCGTGTTCCACCAGAGTTAAGCAACTTGAAAGTGTAAAGTTCATTGCCTTTCTCATCCCACGCTTGCGGCCAGATGACACCCTCTTGCTGATCGCGTCGGACGTTCTTCACCGTCTCGACAATCGAAGCGAGCGCCTTCTTGTCGTCATCGCTTGCATCGTCACGCAGCATTTCGGCAGGAACTTGTGCGAACGGTAGACCCGCCAAGTCACGCTCGACGCCAACGCCTTCAATCTCTTGAATGCGCTTCTTGTAGTAGTACGGGATATACGCGTTGCGAAGGATGCTCCGGCCTTCTGGGTTGTTCTTCCTCGACTGAGTGCGGAACAGCAGTGACTTCTCAATCGGGATTGTCAACTCTTCGTAACTAGGAGCGGGGCGCTGAACAAGACCGGCGATACCTCCGTCTTCGGGGTCGAACAACCACCGTTCCCATGAGTCCTGTGCGCGAGGGTCGAACTTACGCCAACCGATCTTTCCATCGTCGTACTTCGACTTGTGGAAGTCGGGGCCGTCACCCTCCATACCCCTGCGGTACTTGTAAAGAATCTCGTGCCATGACCAACCGTATTGGAGGAAGGAAAGAATCTCCGAGATAAGGTCAGGCCACGTCATGCTCATATCGTCCTTGCACTCTTCCAAGAACTTCGCGTTCTCTTTCGAGGCATCGGTGTCATCGAACGGGTCAACAAACCAGTTGACCTTCCGCAAGAACATTTCAATGGCGAAAAATACCGCGCCAACAATCGGGTCATTCTCGCGCATTTCTTTCAGTGCGCGGATACCCAAGTGGCCTCGTAGTTCGGTCAGGAACTCTTCGTTGACACCCCACCCGTCCTGTCGCAAACCGCTACGTCCGATTTGGGCCATGCCGCCCTGGAACATCTGACCGGATGCAGGGACGTTTGCCTTGGCAATAGGGGTAGGGTCACCCGTGGCAACAGAGGGTGGGTTCCCTGTCTTTTTAGTCGAGGGCGTAGCCATTTGTGCCGACCTTCCAAGGCGAGTTCTCGCGCTTCATATCTAGCATTACGGGTGCTGCCACACGCTTCCAAGTGTTCCTGAGCGACCACGCTAGCATTCCCGCCGCTATTGAGTCAGGAAGGTGACCGTTTTTGCTTGAACCATAGAGGTCATCCGGCGTGGCGAAACGGTGCTCGTCGTATGCCCAGAGGATGCGAGGCGCGAGGATTTTGCCCTGCTCGATTCCCGAAATGTAGTCGTTGACCATATCGGATTTGTTGCGCCCACCAATGGTGATTGCGTGAACGTCCTGTGGCCTTACTCCACGGGGAATCTCGATGAAGTCATCCACCACGCCACCAATACCCGTGGCATCGTGAGCGACCTTTCCACCGTACTGACGTAGCCGCTCATTGAGTCGAGCAATCATGGCAGGCCAGGGACGGCGGTTGATTCTTTCAAACGCCACAGTGCGCCACGGTTCCTCTGTCGCGTCGAACGTCCAGATCACGGTGAAGTCTTTCGATTTTGCCCAGTCAACTCCGGTGATGTAATCGCGGTCATCACGAGGCGCTTCTACCTCGATGTACTTGCCCTCGTCACCACTGGCTACACCGAACTTCGGGTTGAACATGAAGTCAACTGCTTGCTCCTGAATGGCACGGCCCTTGAAGGACGGTTCCTGCAAGTCATACTCTGCTTCCCACATTGCGGTGGGAATCTCTCGCCGCTTACGTTCAACCTCATCAGGGTCAAGCCAACCGTCTACCGGATTCATTGACTCGCGGTAGCACCATTCGTAAACGGGCCACCCTTCCTCTTCGGCACGCTTCAACATCGTCGTCATCGTGCCTTCTGGGTACTGGTGAGTTGACGACATAACGGTATTTGTTTCAAGCAGCACACCGTCTTGATTTTTCTTACGCATTGGCTGGCCCTGTGCCGACTCCAAAACGTTCAAGTCCATTTCGTCAATCTCGTCCATACGAAGGCGCTGAGGGTGAGGACCACGGACGGATGCAGTTGACGCCATAAGAGTTCGTGCCTTTGCTCCATTTAGCAAGTAGGTGTCGAACTTCGTTGGGTCTTTGGTGAGCATCTTTTTGGGCGCTCCACCGTACTGCCATGCCTCTGTCATCGTTTCGTGAACACGCTGCGACTGAGCACCGGAACCACCGAGGATAGTAACGAAGGCTCCAAGCCCCACAAGTTCACTCATGCCAAGAATCGAGAGCAACTGAGTCTTGCCCCCGAACCCTCGTGATGCCTTCCATACACAGACAGGGTGGCGAGCGAAGTACGCATCAGCGAATGCCCTGAACGGTGGAATGTGATTGTGACAAACTTTTGTGTTTGGGATTGTCACTCCCCAAGTAGCCCTTACCCACCACCACAGTTCAGCGTCCGTCTGCGGCCACCGTTGCAGAATGAACTTCTGTCCGGTCGGTTTGATGAGTTGAGACATTGCTACCCCTTTGTCAGAAGTGGGAAGACAGGC